TAGTATTACCTGTTACAGATAATAGAGTACCGTCGAATGTAAAGTTACCTGAGTCTTCAATCTCACCACCTGCACCAACAATAACCACACGGTTATTTGTTAAGTCTTCTACGTTAACAGAAGCAAGAGTTGTCTGGCTATCTACGTGGAATGTGCCATTAACAATTACATTACCTGTTGTAGTAGAATTACCTGTTAGTAATAAGTTGGTTCCGTCGAATGTAAAGTTGACAGAATCTTCTACCTCGCCACTGATGCCAGCTAATAATACTCGATTATTAGTTAGATCCAGGACGTTTAATGAAGCTACTGTTGTCTGGCCCGTAAAGTTCTGAGTACCAGAAACCGTTAAGTTGCCAACAACATTGGTTGTAGCTTGTATATTAAAATCACCAGTACCATTTGGATTAACTGTTAAGTCACCATTAGTATTGGTTGTTGTAATAGTGTTACCATCAATAGTAACATTATCAATATTAATTAAATCAATCTTATTATCAGCACCTGTGATAATAGCATGGTTAGCAATAGTCTTTCCAAAGTCTACTGATGATGCTTTTAATTGATCTGTGTAAAATTTACCTCCGATAGCAATCGGATCGATAACACCACTGTTATCCCATCCGATCCATAGTTTATCTGAGATGAACGAATATGCTTGTTCGCCTTGAGCTAATGCATTACTTGCGGGTTGCGCACTGGCCAGGGAGAACTTAGTTACAATAACTGTACCTGACATAATATTTTCTCCTTATATTAAATTAAATTTACCACAAGCGTGTTGCAATGCATATGCATTAAAAACTTCCGCCAATTACCAAAACATTGGGATTTTCGATTTTACCCTGAACCTTAAAGGTTTGAGTAGCATCGTCCCAAAGTATCACTGACCCATCTGCCCTGTTTGTTGTATCTACATCAACAAGGTCACTCAATTTTTGTGTAGGTGTATAAGCCATTTGCTTGGCTTGAATAGACCTAGTTGGTCCAATCCTTCCTTTTAATGCCATGTTAAACTCCTATAATGTTTGTGTTACACCTGGTAAGACTTCTAATTGTCCTTCAACTATTCTAGTTACGTTCATATTAGAATCTCTTACCTCGATATCGTATACATATCTTCCAGCTTTCATTGCATTTGTCTGAGCATTTGTTAGCGTTATATTAACTACTCCCTGTGCGGGGTAGGTAATAGCAACTATAAAATCAGCAGCTACTGTACTTGATGTGTATGTTTTTCTAACTTGTCCGGCTCCAACATATCCAGTTAAATTTGCAGGGTTCCCTGTCGCATCCTCTACAGTAATAGCTGTAGTAAAATCTGAACCCTGGTCGACACTTAAATTTGAATAGATAGCCATATACTTATTTATATAATTAGAATACTTGAGTTCCGTTTACATCATAGATAGCCAAGCTATTAACAAAATTCAATTTACCAGAGGTATCATTGTAGTTAACGTCTAAGCCAGATTCTGTATTTCCGGTAACCATTCCACCGATCGTATCCTGGATGTATTCTAATAAATCCGTGATTGCTGATGTTGGAATTGAATTTGATCCTGATGCAGTACTAATAGTAATGGATCCTAAGTTTGACATTGTAGCGGAACCCGTTACTGCACCAGATAAACTTATTGTAGGATCATTAACATTGAAGTTTAGCTTTCCAGCGGCATCATCATAGGTAACTGTAATACCAGATTCGATATTAGGGTTAGTAACCATTCCACCAACTACATCCTGAACCTCTTCAGAGAAGTTGTCAATGTTACTTGCAACGTGGTTATGTCCATCATCTGCAATTGCTAAGGTAACCTTTCCTGTATTATCATCATAGGTAGAAGAAATGCCACCTGATGTTGAGTTACTTGAAAACATAGTACCGGTGATATCTTGAATGACCTCGTCAAATTCTAAGACACCATCGTCATATATTATTTTAGTACCAAGTTGGAATAAATTCTCAACATAGTTATTACCTTTAAATCGGACATTGTTAGTTATTTCATCAACGCCGCCTGTTGGGTTAACCTCTAAGAATCTATTATCTAATGACTCGCCGCCAATCTTAATATCAGTGGCATTTAATGTACCAGATACATCTACCTTATATGTTGCATGAGGTGCAATACCAATACCAACTCTTTGCTGATTATTGATAGTAATCGATGTGGATCCGCCTACACCCATAGTTAATGATGTTGAAGCACTGAGGCCGCCGTTAGCAATTAATGCACCGGTCATAGTATCACCGCTAGCATTTACAAAGTCAGCAGCGATATTACCGTGTACTGCATAGATCGTATTAAGAGCAGAAGTGATGTCCACCTCGGCTCCATTATAACCAGACCATGTACCAACATCGCCTTGTAAAGCATCTACATTAGCTTCTTCAGTATCTAATCTGGCCTCATGATTATTAAGGGCCCCGATTAATGTCAGACCATTTGTGCCATCCCATAATGAATTCGTTAATGGGAATTGTTCAATACCTTGAATAGCCGATACTAGAGATGTATGTGATCCATATAAATCCGCTGCAGCAAATGCAATTGTAGTACCATTACTTTGAGTACCACCAACTAAGTTATTAAATGTATTTAATCTAGCATAGTCATTATTCATAGCTGATATGAATGAAGTCTGTGAGCCATCATATAAGCTAGCAAAGTCTTGAGTTATCGATACACCAACATTATCAGCAACCGATACTAGATCATTATGTACTTCATTAATAGCCGCTGTTAGGTTTGTTAAGCTTCCGCTATATAATGACATATCACCAATGTCACTATCATTAGTATTTGTTCTGGTATTTAAATCGTTAAGTGCAATGACTAGAGTTGGTGTTGCAGGACCATAGATAGTTGAGAAATCACCAATCTCTGTTCTATGAGTATTCAATCTCGAATCATTATTATTGGCGGCTTCTACTAAGTTAGTATAGCCATCGTATAGAGTTGATATAGCACCAATACGAGACGCGTTATTTGTTGCATCAGTTCTTAATTCATTCAGAGCTGTTATAACAGTTTCATCACCCGTTACCCCTGCTAGGTTTAATAATTCAATGTCACCTAAGGCGGCTCCTATTTCATTATCCTTAACCCTCCATTCTTCAAATGTATTTGTCAATAAGATGTTTACTATATTTGCCATATTATTTCTTCTCTAGTAATTTGTTTAATAAATCTTTTATTATAGATAGATCATTTTCTAATTGATCTATTCTATTATGGTCTTCCTTAATTCTTTTTCTTGCTTCCCTTGCAATTCCTGCATTGGTCTTATCTCTATTTATAATAGCCCCGTTAGAAGGATCTCTATATAAATTGTCATGTCCCTTTACTGGTATCATGCTTGTAATGCAACAGCTCTTAAGTTCCTAACAGAAGGTATATGAGCTGTTGACTGGGAAGTAAATACAATCTTTAATGCAAATAGAGTGAATGTATTAGGACTCATAGTATATTCCATTTCTACATATTCACCTGAATCCGAGTACGGTACTGATACCGGAGAACCTACTACCGATCCCGGTGGCATTTCAATCCAAGGGTCAGAATCAAATGTAGTTGCTTCAACTGAATCCTTTCTATATAATTTCACAGTTGTAAATGAAGGTCTATTAACATCTAAATAAATATTAAGTGTATCTGCCGGTTCATCTAGTTGTATTGTCTTAGTTACATATTTAGAAAGTACAGAACCTCTAGAGGCATCTGTCTCTTCCCAGAAATCAGCTACCTCATCATAGCCGCCTGCTGCAGGCCCTGCCGATGGATTATTAATTCTATTTGAAATAGTAATAGCCGAAGTTCTATCAAGGTCAATGACAGGACTTAAGTTATCCTTGCTACTAGCAAGGATTCCGTTAATTTCTAATGAACTAGTTGGACCTGATGTAATTACTTTAGATACAAGAGGAGAATAGTTTTCATTAATAATAATAGGAAGGAAGTTAGATCCTAGTATTCTATTAGATTCTGTTGTATCTTTGATTCCCCATATCATACCTGTATCAGGTAATGTAATCTCCTGGATCAATGGATAGACTGTATTGAATGCTAAATTCTGTGTAGCACTAACCGTATGGTTTCCATCAATGCCCGTACCTGCAGCAGCTGTTGCTGTGGTAATAGTATAGATATCTCTCTCTACACCTGAGATAATATGGGTTGTTGCAACTTCAGCATATGGAATTCCATTAATTGAAGCGATACTTTCTTCGATGTCAATAGTAACCGAGTCACCATTTGACATGCCATGATTCTTATGAGACACGATAATGTCAGAAGAGTTGTTGACTGTTTGGAATGGGTCATTAGTTAAAGACTTCATAGGTAATTCTTTGTTCTTAAGTATTACTGATGCTGTGTTAGCTGTATCAAATACTGCACGATTCATTATGAATGTAAGATCCTTATTCTGATCCGGTGTCCAAGTAGAAGCATTCTGTGATTTAAACATAACACCATTGTATGGCTGCTTAGAAATTCTATCACCATTTTCATCATCTTCACCTATCTGTGCATATTTAACACGATACTCATTTGAGTTAGCCATGATAACAAAACAGTATTCAATACCATCTTGTAAATAAACTGGCGATTCAAATGTGAATGGAGTTGAACTTCCGTTAACATTTACACTGGAAGGATTGAGAGTGATATCCGAGAATGGCACAACCTCTTGTGTAGGTATACCTTGATCCATCTTTCTAATCTGAACTTGTACTGGGATATTAGAATCCTTAGTCGTAAAGAATAATTCGAGAGAGGTAACAAATACACCACCATCTAGATCTAATAAAATTGACTGAGCTAAAGGATCTGCCCATCTAATTCTTTCACTAGCTGTAGAAGATGTAGATGCCGAAGACGTAGAGGTTGAAGTAACCACTCTAGAATCCGAGACACTTGTTCTTTGAATAGTAGGTACCCTAGTAGAAATAACTACATTTTCCTTTGTCTCAATTAAACCTTTAGCTGAGTAAGTTTCAGTTGCTGATGTGCCGGTCTCTTCTTTATTGTTATCAACTGAATCAGTTAATAAGAATGTTTTATCACCAGTCTTAAAGTTTAATGTCTGGTTATTAGGTACAAAGAATGTTCCTTGTACTACACCATTAGCATCAGTAACTAGTGTACTAACATTACTAGGATGTTCTGTAAACCAATTCTCTCCAACTAAACCGAAGGCAGCATATTGTTGCTGGATCAAAATATCTTGAGCTTCTAATCCACCGTTTATCTGATTTACCCATTGGGAAACATTGACGTCATCGAAGAATGCATAGACCTGTGTATTAGGTCTCATTCTAGTAGCGGTAAAGCTTACTATTCTTGATCTCATGAATGGAGCAAAGTTAATCTCTACTACACGGTCACCAATATTTGTAGTAACAGTTTCAGTACCAATTGTTGTATTAACTCCGCTCCTAGCTTGATTAGCCGTAGTAGTGGTAGTAGTATTAGTTGTATTAGTCGTAGTAGTATTTCGGAACCACCAGTCAGTAGAAGTTGCAGTGGCTGATGACGATGTACTAGACGAAGATGAACCCGTCCAGTTGGTCTGCCATGAATTCCATACAGTACCGGTTGCAACAGTCTCATCAACAATATCTCTTAGTGCATTGAATATTCCATCTTGATTAATAATTACTTGAGGTCTTCTTTCAGTATCCTTCCATTCATCTGATGATGGAGATAATGCTAAAGTGCCTGTCCAGTTAAATACATCAAATGGATTGACGTTAACTGTTCCTGAAGATTGAGTTTGTGTAACAATAGGCGTTGATGTATATGGCAGTGTTACTAAGTCACCAGTTTTCTGTGTAGTAGATGCGGCATCATAGTTGAGTCCGATATTACCTTCAGAGAATAAAGGTCTTAGTGTACCAGTACTTCTATCGATACCAGCTCTGAACTCACTTGATAAAGCTCGAGCACCATTAGTAGATGTAAATGAATCCACAAAGAAACCAGACTTCCATCTAGATAATCCGCTGGAATCTAGTATCTGTTTATTAGCCGCTTCAGATTCTAATAATGAAAGCGTCGTGTAGTATTCTAGATTACCAATTCTTCTATCTAGTTTACCAATGTCTCTCATTGTATAACGTCTATTATCAATATACTTGATAACCACTTCTTCTGGAATTAAAGTATATGCAGGAATAAACAAGTGGTAAAGAACCATTGAATCTTTAGGTGTTCCTGGTTCCTTAGGACTTAAGTCAGATACTCCTTCGAGGACTCCGAATTTACCATCCTTGTCTAGGTATACTTTATCAATTCTATTTAAGTAGTATTGAATGTCTGTTTCAAATTGGGTACCTGATCTAGGACAGTTAGTAACTGATGCTCCTGTTCCGGTAAAGTTACCACCACCGTCATTCATACGAGGTCTAAAGTCAACCGATGATCTAAGTTCTATACCATTATGTGAAGGGATATCTTCATAAGCTACCTCACCAGTGTATGAATCGATAGTAAAGAAGTCACCATTTCCGTGATCAAAATAATCAATGGTTACTTTTAAATCTTCACCAGCAACTGGATCAACGATATAGTTAGTAGTAGATTTTAATTGGATTGAACCAACACCATAGTGTGTATCAGTCTGGCCATTATTAAATTCAAAGTGATCTGTGATATCATCAGTTCCATCAAGGACACTGACGATTCGTAAGACATCACACTTATCGATATTAACCGGAAGTGTATATGTAGCTGTCTTAGGGGTTAGGACTACCTGATTAGTAACTAGAGTCTTAGACTTCTGAGTCAGTGTTCTAGTTGTTGGAGCAATCAGTGTCCAGAAGTCAGCATCAAGGGTCGTTGGAATATTTAAAATTGTTACCTGTGGAATTACGTTGGCATTATCAATATCAATATAGTAAGCAGCACTAGAATCTAGATTCTGTGGAACAATATAATAATCTGCTATTGGAGATGCAGCTGTATCACTTCCTTTTACAATCCAGTTAGTTGTATCAAATGATCCGAAAGTTTCATTTGATAGTGATGCATTAAATGATACTTGATTTGCTGCTACTTCTTTTGAGGTATCAACTTGTCTATTTGTTTCAAATCTGTAGTTAAAGTCAGGCGGTAAGTTTTCATCTAGTTCCGCCGAACATGTTTTAATTCTTGTATATGGTAATGGGTATAAAAGAGTATCAGAGGCTAAGTTCCAGCCAAGGATTGTAGCAGCAAATGAACTAGAATCCGAGGATATTGTAACTGCGCCTGTTATAACATTTACTAAGTCGAATACATGTAATCTGAAAGAATCCGCGGCAGCCAAGGCCTGGATAGATCTAACTCTAAGATTACCTACTGTTAGTAGGCCTGAGTTAACAAGGTTAATTGTATTGAAGGTAGTTATATCAGGTAGGCCTTCCATGTTAGATACATCGATGTAATTGCTATGGGAAATCTCAACAACCTTATCTGTTGCTAGATCAGAATCTCTCGCCTTATTAACATCAACGTTTGTTGTATTAAGAGTTTGAATTTCATAGCCTCTGACATATGCCTTAGAAGGTTCTATTGCAAGTGATAGCTTAGGTTCTTCTCCACCTACATTATCTTTCATTAATGCTGGGAATGGATTAACCGTATAGTTACCACTCTCGTCGAATGTTCTTCTAGCTAATGTGTCTTCAAGAACAGCATAGTCTGTTGCTCTTGCGTGTTTAGCAATAGAGCCATTTTCTAATCTTGCTAATAATACAAAGTTACCTGTATTTGAATTGACAGTTTGTTTAACTAACTCAGATGTTATTGAATAACGATGTGCACCCGGTGCCGATTCGTTTGTAGTACCCTGTGCATTATCATTAATTGATTCATCATCACCAGGTCCGATAATCTCTTCTGAAATTTTAAGACCAACATCATAGGTAATATCAGTTGTATACTTTGAAAGTACAATCGTATTTCTTTTAACAATTACAAAATGTTTCTTGATATAGAATATACCATCATCAACCGATACTAAAGATCCGAAGCCGGTTGATGCAACAGTAGCTGTTAATGAATCCGGTCCAGTTAAAGAAGCAGTTGCTGAAAACTTATCTGATCCAGAAACATAGTTAACATATAAAGTAATAGGATCTGAACTCTCTGCTGGTTCAGCGTGTACAACTTTAGCTACTGAGGATCCGTCGGTAAATTCTTTACCGATTAACTCGCTCATATTAGTGGTGTTAACTGCTGATAACTTTAAGAAATCAATATTATTATGTATAGACACGCCGCCAGGAATAACAATAGAACCTTCCTTGAATAGGTGATCGCCCATCGATGTTACTTGATTTTGCAACATCGATTGTAGCTGTGTTAATTCTCTGGCCTGTACCGCATGGCCAGGTCTGAATAACATCTTATTGTATTTTTCTTTTGGAGATAATCCGTCTACCAAGGTGGGAGTATTGTAATCATCCCAGTATGGTTCAATATTAAACTTTATTGCCATTTCTTTTTCCTATTTAGAATGCGATAACTAATCTGATAGTTTCAATTTGATCTGCACCTCTAGATACTGATGTTCTATTTTCTAGAAACATAACGTCCCCAGAGTAGGTAACAATACTAGAAGGATTGACTGTAACAACATCCTGACCAGCACCGGTATCTCCTACTACTCTAACATTATCATCATCAGTAAAATTAACAAATCCCGTGCCCTCGTTCTGTACATAATAGATAATACCGTTAGTTGAATCATATTCAATTACCATAGCTACTGCTCCAGTAACTGTACCTTCGATCTGAGCATCTGCACCAAATGTTCCGCCGGTTGCAACTGCTAATGATTGAGTAGTTGTATAAGCATTATTACTAGCTACTGCCGATGTAGCAGAATCGATTGGATCTTTAATAAGTCCGATCTGTCTGAAGTCATTAGTTGCTGGAATATCACCAGATTCATCACCATTAAATACTTTATTAATTGTTATGTAATGTGATCTTAAATCTCTTCTCGGATCATTACCAAATCCACCCTTCGGTCCAATCACAGGTCTTAGTGTGCAGCTATTACCTGCACCACCAGAAACCGTGATCACTGCCTTTGTATATCCAGTGCCTATATTGGTAACTACTATGTCAGTAACAGAACCCCCTACTACAGTTGCAGTTGCAGTAGCTCCAGTTCCGTCGCCTACTATGCTAACATCAGGAGCTGATGTATAACTTGTTCCTGAGTTTGTAATCTTAATATTATAGATAGCACCGTCTATTGAGTTATCCTGTACAGACCACTGATTAAGTAATGCTGTATCTGCACCCGGAGGCGGCTGGGATGTTAAGTATTGAACAGGTAAGAATGAAGCTGTTAAGAACTTAGAACCTGTATCAACTGGAATAGTAAACATGTACTTCCAAATATAACCATCAGTTGGCGAATGATCAATAACACCGGCTGTTGTTACACCAGCGATATCCGGGTTAGTAGTAGATACCCCTGCAGATTTTAAACACATATAGACATTGTTATTATCTGATACAACAAAATAGTTTTTACCTTCAATGTTTGAATCTCGGTCATCATATTCTGCATAGACGACACCTGATGTCCATAGTGTTCTAGGACTAGAATAGATAATATCTATTGGGTCGATTTTCTTCATGGCAAACATATTTTCCCATAAAGTATTAATTGTATAATCATTCTCGTATGGATTATCTGGGGCTGTCTCATCTACCCATGCATTTGATTTGCCTAAGGCCATGTAGAATGTATTTGATGTTAGACTGCCAACAAATTTTTCAGTTGTATCTAATCTAAATTTACTTGTTATGATTGCTGACATTTAAAAAGTCTCCGTTAAGTAGTTTGTATTGTACATTGGGTTGAATTGTATGATGTATCTGTGGCAAGATCATTTGGACTACATGTCCAAATTCTAGAGCCCAATTGCAAACCGATATTGTTATTTATAACATCCTGAATAGTATAGTCACCAAATTCACGCATAGGTCTCCAATTAAAGAACTTGGTATTTTCAACATGATTCCACATGCCAAATCTAGAAAGTGATGCAATATAAGCATATTCTTTCTCAACATATGTACCTAGCTCACTAGCTATAAGTGGTTGCTCTACTGGTGAGATGTTAATATTTAATGGTAATCCAGAATCTTGATTGCCAGGTTGTAACTCATCATTCATAGATTCTAAATATTCAATGAAGATTAAGATCTCGCCGAAGAATATAAATCCAGCAGGATGAATTAGTCTCGTGAATGCATTCTTCCAGTCATCGATATTCTTACCAGTCTTAAGTACATATGAGAACTTCTGGTAGAAGTAAGAATCTTGAATATATTTACCATCAGATAAAAATCCATCATTAGTTAAGAACAATCCCTTTGGATATGATTTAACAACATCTCCTATTTGTAAGATGTCTTCATGAAAGCTTAATGCATATTTTATCTCATCGTCTTCGTAGTATATATGTTCATGGTGATGGGCCTTGTCATGGTATACATCATTAATAAATATTAGAGAATCGTCTAGCTTAGGCGGAAAGCCTGCATCAGAATTAAAATCAATTCTATTTGTTGGAGAGGCTATAGTCCATGTATATCTTGGAGTAAAGTCGCCCGGGTTAGCAATGATGTCTGCCTTCTGATCGTGCCATCTACCATTTGAAGGAATGAACATATCTTCTTTAGGAAAATATATATCTACTTCATCGTCATAAATTAGTTTAAAGAAAGCCTCAATCGATTCAGTGGTACCCCTTGATCTATAGAATCCAACTAAATTCTTATAGAATAATCTAGGGTCTGCCGCAAATGTTCTTGGAATAGGAGTACCTATTTCATTCTGCAATTCAGTTAATAGATGTTCTTCAATTAAATCTATATCTCTTTGCTGAGCTAAATTATTTAAATAGAATGAAGATTTATTTACTCGTTCTAAGTAGAGAGCATATACCTTAATGAACTTAATGAGTTCAGGATAGTTCTCATTGACATGCTGAGGAACTAAGTCATCTATGAATGAAGAAATGTTAGTACTTGGCTTATGCATTAGCTAGATACCGTTGTATAATCAATACCAGCTGTTGTACCACCAGTAACCATTGTATCTATCTCGCCTTGAATAATGGCGGATGCATAGTTGATAACTAATAATTCATTTCTGGTTGGTGATATGTCATTAGATGCTGGCTTGGTTTCAATACTCAGAGTTGTATATGGTCCAACAATTGCATCTGGTGCAAATCCTTCTAAGGTTATATATCCAGTACCATAATCTAGATAACCAATATATGGATTTAAAACATTACCGCTTCCGCTAACAATCTGAATAACCTGTTTGGCTTCTTCTTCATTATAGTAATCTTTTAGTCTACAGGTTTCATCACGGTATGTAAATTCAGTTGAAGTTATATACTGGGTCTTACCTGCTAAATATTGTATTGCCTGATTAAAATAGAATTGATATAACTTATCAACACCTAACTCTGGAGTAAACTTCTTGACCATTGAGATTCTTGTGATGTTAGATATAACAGCCACGTTAGAATTGTCAATGTCTTGTAATAGATTTGAGTATCTAAATATTCCACCAAACACTTTAAGCTCCTGGTCATTGTAATTTTGAATGACTGTTCTTATTCCTTCGCCTAAATTCTCCGGGGTAACATTAGCAACATTAGGATTATACTTATAATATACTTCAATATCAATATATGTGTAATCCGGGTCAACGAGAATAGGTGTGATTGATACTACATTCTTTGGTTTAAGAACATTGCCAATAATAGTTTGTTTTTCAATATCAGTTAGTACTTCTGCGCCTAGTGGCTTGATTGATATGTATACCTTTCCATAATCTGGTGGTATATTATCTTCTCCACCCCAAACAGTTAATGTCTCAATTTGACCGCCATCAGGCGAGTTTTTAATAATACCTACATAATCATCTGGAGTTACTGCACGGTTCTGAGCAACAAATGCCAGAGGAGCAGAGAACCTAATAGAATCAATTGACTCGGCTGGAGCTCCGCCTGTTGCAGGTGTTGTAGTTGTAACTAAAACGTTTGTGTTTCCAGCAATAGTTCCTGTTAGAGTAAAGACAGTAGAATTTACTATATCAGCATCACCCACAACAGCATAATTAAGTTTAATAATATTTCCTGCTTCTAATTTATTTCCAATGATACCATCGCCAAATTTAACTTCATAGAATCCTTCTCTAGCTTCTTCTATGAAATATACCTTTGAACTACTATTAATATTTGTAATATTCGTCGACTTAGTATATACTTGGGATTTACTTGTTGTTCCACTTTCAAATACTTCTACTTTTAATGAACTGGTATCAACAAAATCATTTGCCAGAATATATCTATCAAAGCCTGATTCATCATATGAATATGATCGGTTAATTAAGAGACCTTGTGTTAGCTTAACATCTTTAAATATCCATTGACCATTAACATCAATGTTTGCAGTAACACTATCTTCCACGAATAACGAAGTAGTTAGGTTACCAATGGTTGTACTAAATGGGGTACCTCTACTCATGATCAGTGTGATATAGGTAGAACCAAATAAAACATCCGTTGGATCAATAACTTCAACATCAACAGTTGCAACCGCAGGACTAGTTGAACGAGGAGTATAGCCTAATAGTTTAGCATGAGATACTACTGACTCCCTTAACTGTGCTGTATCTAAAAATGTTTCATTTAAAGCGAAGTTAGCATTAACAGAGTTGATGTGAGTGATGTATGATAGAACATCGATAACCGTATTCAGTGCTGCTCCGTCAAAGTTATAGTCTTGGAAAGCACCGGGCTGTTCTTCCATGTAGCTAATGAGGTTAGCTTTAAGGGTAGCGAAATCTAATTCACTTGCATTAATTCTTCTGTCTTGTGCCATTATCTTAATCTCTCTATTGATGTAGCTAATTGAAATTCTTCTGAGGTAGTTATAATCTTTGCATTTAACATAATGCTAATAGCATTAGCCCCTTCATTTGGAGTTATTACTAATGAAACTATCTCAGCTCTCGGCTCATAGTTTTCTATAGCATCATAAATGCTATTCTTAATAGCAATTGCCGTAATCTGATTTATATTTTCAAATAGATATGCTATTAAGTTGGCTCCGAATAGCGGCTCAAATAACTTCTCGCCATGATTTGTTTTTAGTATATTAAGTATGCTTTGCTTAACAGCATTAACTTCTGAGATAAACGCAATGTCATTGGTATTGGGATTTGCTTTAAATGCAAAATCAAGGTCTCTCCACTCTACTAAATTTGATGTTGTAATTGCCATATAGCTATTTATTCATTTAGATGGATTTTACTAAATATATCTCCATCCGCTCCACTTTTAATATTAATGTTCTTGTCTGATGTTATATTGATATCATCTTTAGCTGTCATGTTAATTATTCCTTCTGCTAATATATCAATGTCTTCTTCTGCCATAATTGAAACATGTTTCTTTGCTAATACGGTAACATCTTCCTCTGCAATTATACTAGTATTCAATGCTGAATATATTTTAATACTATCCAATGCATCTATATTAATTTTACCGTCAATGTTAATGTTACAGTTCATTTCACCTCGAACTATTATCTCTCCTGAAACCATTGCGTCTAGACTTCCGCCTGCAACTAAATTAACATTCTGAGAACAAACTATGTTGACGGATCCGAAGACTTCTACGGTATCATCACCAATTACTAATTGATAATTATCTCTATGAATTCTTTCGATCTTAGATCCATTTGGTTGGATCTCGTAATAGGTACCGGACATATGTTTTTCCCGAATCCTTTCGGCACCGAATGTATCATCATATTCTTTGAGATGACCAGACTCGGTTTCATAAACATGGTTGTATGGATATTCAGGGGCATAACTAGAGTAAGGTTGATACTTTCCTCCATCCAATTTAAATTCTACATCAGGATCAAATCC